GCAGCACCAAAAGGAAATAAATTCGCGTTAGGTCTAACCGATACAGGAAGACCACCAGTGTACGAAAACGACGAACAAGTAAAAGAAAAAATCGAACATTATTTCCAATCGTTACTAAACGAAGAGGGGACAGAATATGTAACACGACCAACTATGACGGGGATGGCTCTTTTCCTTGGTTTTGCTAGCAGACAGAGTATGTACGACTATGCGAAGAAAGAAGAGTTTTCTTACATTATTACGCGTGCACAGCAAGTTATAGCCATGTCTTACGAAGAAATGCTACTTACAAAAGTAAGTTCAGGAGCTATATTCGCACTTAAAAATATGGGCTGGGATGATAAACAAATCATTGACCAAAATAACTCATACGACGGAGTAGAGAAAGCAAAAGTAACATTCGTGAGTAAGCGACGTAACAAAAATGACAACACCCCCACGGAGTAAACACTTTAAAGTGTAACTTATTTGTGACATTTAATGAATTTTGAGTTCTCGGATAGATACGAACCTTTGTTTGACTTGCTTAACACATGGCAGGAAGTAGAACGTCTCGAACAAATAGCAAAGCCCACTAAACAGGATAAGCAAGATTTAGAATACTACCGAAAACTAAAAAACATTGACACTATTTTAATTTCAGGGGGTAGAGATTCTGGAAAATCCTTCGCCTTATCAACATTCAACTGTATTGCAGCAGGTGAGTATAACCACAGGATTATGTACACTAGATACACGATGTCTAGTACTGATAATTCAATTTCTACAGCGTTATCCGAACGTATGATGGATTTAGGGTTTGAAGCAGATTTTGAATTTGCTAATAACAACTATGTAACCAAAGACAAAGACAACAAAGGCAAGATTTCAATAGCTGGACAAAAAACAAGCTCAGGTAAACAATCTGCTAAACTTAAATCATTAGAAGACTATTCTATATTTGAAACAGATGAAGGTGAGGAACTTGTATCGTACAAAGAATGGTTGAAGGTAAAACGATCTATGAGAGCGCAAGATGTACAAACGCTTTCAATAATTTGCTTTAACCCGCCTGACAAAGATCATTGGATGTACGAAGAGTTCGGATACGACGAGCTAGAAGAGGGTTTTAACGGCATTATAGGCAAAACGCTATACATACACACGACTTACATAGACAACGGTCGTGAGAACATGGCGCAACAAAACTGGGACGAATACGAATCTTTAAGGCTAGATTACGAGCTTTACAAGTCAAAAAAGGGAGTAGAACGTGAAGAGTTACCAGCCAAGATAAAAAAGAACTACCAAGAGTATAGACACGCTGTACTCGGTTACTTTGCAGATATTAATGAAGGTGTTATTTATGATGATTGGGAGATAGGCGAGTTTCCCGATAACATACCGTACATTTATGGGATGGACTTCGGTAGCGATGATCCTGACGCAATCACTAAAGTAGGTATTGATTGGCGCACAATGACAGCATACATTGACGAGATACACTACAGAAACAATTTAGGAGCGTCACAGCTTATGCAAGTAGTACACGACAAAATTGGAACTCAGGATTTGATTATAGCAGATAGTAACGAGCGCAGATTAATTAGAGACATGCAGGATGGTATGTACTCTTCTGATGGCGATTACTTGAGAGGTGTTAACATTCTGAAAGTTCAGAAAAGAAAATCTAACGGGATGAATTTTGTGAAGTATCGAATATCTCTTACTAAATCCTTTACTTTGGTGTTTACTCCGCGTTCGACAAACTGTATAAAAGCCGTAAGAAATTACGTATGGCATGATAAACGCGCCAATGTACCTAAGCACGAATTTTCTCACCTTCCTAACTCATGGGAATACGCGATAGTTGAACTTAACGACTAAATAAAAAAAAAATCCGTACTTTTGGAAATATCCGTAAAATAATGCCGCACAAGATAGTATTTGAAAATTTAGAAGAGGTTATCCAGTTTATTGAAGACAATCAACAGGTGAGACCGTGGGTAGCAACAGCGAGAGAATACTCTGTGCGTTTAAGGGCGTTAGTAGATGGTAAAGGATTCCACGAGGAACTAATTCACGACATAGAAAAGATTGAATCTAGCAAACGAGCAGAAGTAAGAAGAAAATACTCGAAAGATATACGTTCACTTTTTAAAAGACTTACGAACGCTCGTAGTAGTGTGTTCCGAGCTGATGGTGGATCAGTTGAGCTAAATAATGGTAGTGAGTCACTAAAAGAACAAATATCAGAATCTTTAGCAACGTTTAAAGGTCAAAAATCTATACATCAGTATCTCTCTGAGAATCTATTTCAGTTAGCAGATATTGACCCGTCAGGACTTATATTCATTGAATATAGCACTATGAACGGTGAGATTATGGATATTTACCCTACTTACAAATCAATACAAGATATTCGCACTTACAAAGCATACGGTCAAGAGGTTAAATTAATTTTGTTTGAGCCTGAACCAATACCAAACGGTTTATCTTGGCGTGTTGTAGATGCTGAAAGAGAGTGGTGTGTTAAGCAGTACGGTAAGAGCTACGAAATAGACGAAGATAGAACGTATGAGCATCCTTTCGGAGATGTGCCAGCAGTTGTGCTAGGAGAACGCGAAGAGGTCGGAGAAAAGTATAGATTATCCTGGTTTGATAAAGTTATACCAGATGCAGAAATGTACGCACTAAAAACGTCAGTACGCACTATCTACGAAATACAAAAAGGTTTCCCGCTACATTGGAGAATGAAAATGAAGCACAGGGGAGAGGTAGGTGTCAAACGTACTGGACAGGGTATAGACGCTTCTCACGATCTTAAAGGTGTTGTTAATTCGAATGATGTATCTGACGTTATTGACGTTCCACAACCTAGAGAGGGCGATCCAACTATAAGTAATTATGCTGGGTATATTTCCCCCGATATTGATTTCTTAGAGTACTCAACAAAGTCTATTCGAGAAAAAGAAGAGTCTATGTTTACAACTCTTTGGGGGACAACTAAAGAAAAGGACAGCAAAGGCGGTGAAACTGCAACAGGCAGGTATATTGATTTGCAGCCAGTACACAACGAGTTAAACAACTTAACGGATATTGCGGAGTATGTGCAAAACACTTTAGCAAACTTTGTGGTAAAAGCCTTTGACCGTACAAGCAACGACGAAAACAAGTATATCTATGTAGCTGGTAGAAGATTCTTAATTGAGTCGGTTGATTCTGTTTTGGAGCGTTACGATAAGTCCAGAAAAGACGACCTACCCAGCGCAATACTCGACAAGTTATTAGAAGAGTGGGTATTGACTAAGTACAAGACTGACCCAAGTATGCAGAATCAAATGATGAAAAAGATACGTATTGAACCTTATGTACATTTAAGTACTATGGATGTTAGCAAGATGTTTGGATCATCAGAAGCATTTAAGAAAGTATTATTTAACGATTGGTGGAAAAAAGAAGCCGATTACTCAAAAGATTACGAGACATTACAAAAAGAGTTTAATTTAAAAATAGAACAGAATGATAGTAGTAGCAGACCTGTACCAACTGAATCAGAGGAATAACGAAAAGTACATCGTTGACGGTACTAAAACACTAGAGCGCCCTAATATGAAGGTAGAGCAGTCTTATGTGAACACGGTTAACGGAAACTCAGTAACTAACGGTAAATTGTTTGTAGTAAAAGACGCTGAAACTAAAGAGTGGAAAGCAGAGAACGCAGCAAACTCGGAAGCTAAAAAGGATGCTGATAAAAAACGTAAGTTAGGTATCACAGAAGAAGCCGAAGCACTTATTGAAAAGACTAAAAAGACTACACGTAAGCGTAGAACAAAGGCAGAGATTGAAGCAGAAAAAGAAGGTTAATAATAAATAAAGCAGCACATGAAAATTACAATAGCAGGAAAAGTATTCGAAATTGACAACGAGACGCTATCTAAAGCGATTGAAGAGAACGCGGAGAGTGTTTCTATAGATTCAGATTATATCATACGTACAACGGAAGAAAACGATACGTTTGTAAACAATATCAAAGATCAACAAATTAAGATCGGTAAGGAGATCGGTATCAAAGAGTTTAAAAAAGTTGCGGGTATTGAGATCGAGGGCAAAGATTACACGAAAGTAGCTGATGCGTTTAGAGATAAGATAATGTCAGAATCTAACGTGTCTATCAGTGACAAAGAAAAGAAGTGGAAAACAGACCTTGAAACGTTAAAAGGATCCAATGGTGATCTTTTACAGCAGCTAGAGAACGAAAAGAACGCACGTATCTCTATGGAGAAAAACTATAAGATTTCTGGTATGTTGCGTGATAATATGCCTAAAAACTTAGCTTTCCCAGCTCAGGATATGCAGTTAATTCTTTCTAATCGTTTTGAGTTTGACATCCAGGACGGTACTTTTGTAGCAAAGGATAAAGCAACAGGAGCAGTTTTACAGGATAGCGTTACTTTGAACCCTACCCCGATTGATAAAGTGTTAGGAGGTTTCTTTGAGCAGAACCAAATGTACTTAAAAGGTGTTGACGGTGGAACTGCTGGGAGTGACTCGAATAGTACAGGTAAAACAAGTGTAGAAGCCTATACTAAAACGCTGAACGAAGCGGGACACGCTACGAACTCTCCACAGTTTAACGCAGAGATGCAAAAAGCAATTGACGCGGGTACAGTATCAATTGACGATTAATAACAACTAAACCCAATAAGCCCCGTTCGTATTGTTCGGGGTTTTTTAATATAAAGCAGCATGAAAAAATATACTAAGTACTTATTACCGATGGATGACTTTGTAAAGTCTATTGAACATTTAAGCTGTTCAGAATTCAAAACGGCTGTAATCAAATACAGTGAGTTCCTACAAGGTAAACCCAAACGAACTGACTTCATTAACTTTGATGAGGACGGTTTTTGGCTATCTGACAATAAGCCGTTATTTAAAGACTTCGTAACAGCAGATGATGTAAGTAGTGACGATAACAAAGTAGCGTATAAAGATCGAACTTATATAATGTTTCTTAAGGACGAAAAGAAAGATGTAGTAATCCAGAACGACCAATTTATTACGGATGAATGTACGTATAACGAGGTAGCGATAGCATTTAACAAAAAAAATGGTTTGGATGCTTTGGAATTCGCTTAGATTTGATTAAGTTTGTTTCAGTTAGTTCAGAACATTGGTTCTCCTTCAACATTAACTGATGGAATTTAGGACATTACCCCATAGTGGGATGACGATAGAAGGTTATACAGGTTGAAGGGTATAACCTTTTTTTATTTAAGAACTGACCGTACATACTGCGGTTTTATTTCTTCCCTTTCTCACCGTGTTAACAAAAGACGAAAGACTAACATAGAACGGTTAGACAAATAGTCAAGCTCTGAGTTAAGCCTCTCAACTTGCAACTGTAAGAATACGTTAAGATTTAATTATCTACTAACCGAGCGAACAAAAATATAACAGGAAGCGCAATTGTCTAGGGGTTGGTAAAGTAGTTCTAAATGAGCGAAGACTTATGTAGGTATTCTTACAGGAAGAAAAGGCTTGCTATAACCTGTAATCAAAAAGACAAAAAAAAATCTTATATTTGTTACAGCAGAGGTTCTGCTATCTTTTCGGTCGGTGACCAACAATCAACAATTTATTAATTAAAAATAACACGCAATGGCTAATTATAGCACAGCGAACTACGTTAAAGCGCAAATCTGGCTTAACGGTGAGTTCCAATCAGCGGAAAAGAGATTTCGCACACCTGCCGTGTTTCAGTTGTTTAACAGCACCGATGCACGCAGATTATTCCCACAATACGAGTCTTTAAAAACAGCAGTAAACCGTACAATTGAAGCTAATTACTTCCTTCGTTCGGCTGCTTCACTTTCAACGGCTGGTATTTCTCACAACCATACAGGTGGTCAGGGTGACTCAGGAACGTTAACACCTTCTTGGACTCCTTATAGTACTACTTGGTCAATGACTTTGAAGCAAGCAAACAACAGTACTGCTACATGGCAAGAAATCTTTAACGATAACTTAGGTAACAAGGTTGCAGATTTTGCAGAAGGTTTGGACGATGTATCGAGCGCGTACTTATTTAACAACCGTACAGGGGTTAACTCTGCGGCAGTTAAAGGTTCATTTGATGCTACTAACGATGTTTACGAAATTACAGAAGCAGACTTTGCAGATGAAGCAATGTCAATCACTCGTGTAGTTATGGACATTAATAAGTACCAGGGTGGTATTTATGATGTAGTATGTGATTCAAGCGCATTTACAACATTCCAGAAACAAGCTGCTCAAGGCGCGAATAACGCAA